TTATACTTTTTTTCTTGCTAATTGACTAGCTCTTTCAATTCTTTGTTTTATCCAGTTGTCTTCATCAATTTGTTTACCGTGCGTTAATGTTTCTGATTGTAGTGCTAATTTTAATATTGCTATCTCCATCTCATAATTTTTAAGGTATCTCGCATTGATGGCTGCACGTTGGAAAGTAACAGGCATCTGGTAGCCAACGCTCCATGCCTCAAAAATTGCTTTTAGGCTTCTTTCATATTGTTTTTCTTTAGATAATTGTTCAGCCATACGAAAGAGCCTGTACCCTTTATCGAATGAAGCATCTAAACTTTCATCATAATTTACCAGCGTTACGTCAGAGAGGTTAATATTTACGTCGGTATGATTCTTAATGTCGTTCTTTGCTCTTCGTTTTATTCCATCAGGATCTTGGTGTTGTTCGATAATATCATGATGTTTTTGTATAAATTTGTTACCTTTTTCAGTAACTTCAAATTGATTGAGAAGCCCTTTTTTATTTAATATTTTAACTTGGTCAACAAACGAAATGCCATATTTAAAATAAAAATAACTTGGTACTTCTCTTTTTGAATCTGGATTATATTTCGTGAGCCACCAGAGCATAATGGTTTGACCCTCTAATGTTCGTTGTTCAGGTGTTTGACCATCATTAAATGTGAAAAAATCATTTAGTTCATTAGCTGTATATCGACTATCCAGCGTTAATTTTATTTGCTTTAGAGTGTCAAGCGTTTCTTTACTTAACTTGTATGATTTGCTGAATAACATTTGATACCTCGGCTACTTTAATCATCTGATTTATTTGGAAGTGATTCTATTAAGTCTTGCAAACGTTTAATTGATTCTTTGAGTAGAACAGTGCTTTGTTCATCTGATTGATTTTTAATTATATCCGTACCATTTGAGATAATTCTACTAGTTTCGATCAGTACGTTGTTAATATAATCTAAAATTTCAGGGTCTACATCATCATAATAAAATTCTTTTTTGTGACTCACTGGATGTCCAGTGTCGCCGTGTTCAATTCTTAGTTTCTGCTTTTTTTCTGGGTCAATGAAATATTTGTTTTCTATATCTGATTGTAAATTCATCAGTTCAATTTCTACAAAAGATATTGCAGAATCAACTCCATAACCAGATGGGAGGCGACTTAACTTTGCCACGACCGAACCAATGTCATTTTGTATATTACCAGTAGAACGTCCGCTATCTTTTAATTGCTTTAATTCACTTAATATTTGATCACTTGAGTAACCAGTGGCTTCCTCCCATGATTTTAGATCAACTGGATCATCTGAAATGCCTTGTAGATAGGGTACTGAAACGTTGAAGTGATTTGCTATTGATTCGAAAACGTCCAGTTTGGGTTGCGTTTTTTCTTGTTCGTATCGCATTATTGTTTGCGGAGAAGCTGTAATCGAGTAACTATCTTTAAGTATTTTAGATAATTTTGCAAGACTAACCCCATCTCGTTTTCGTAATTCTTGTATTCTATTCATTTTGTTTCTCATTTCTAAATATTGATATACATTAAATATAACATTTTCATTCCAAATATGAAATATATTATTGACATTCCAAAAAAGGAATGATATATTTAGTTTATGGAAATTCCAAAAACGGAATAAGGAGATAAAAAATGAAATCACTAGACAGCAAGTTTGTCAAAAAGATATTGATTGCTAAGGCATTGAAACGTTTGAGCATCAAAGAATTGGCAAAGTTGAGCGGTATAAACCATGTAACAATGTCGAAAATATTGAGTGGTGAACAAACTATTGTACATCAATCAACGTTTGACAAATTAAATGATTGGCTATTACAGGAGGAAAAGAAATGAATATTTTGCAGTGGACTGGTGAAGTTTTAACATTACTAATTTTGATTTGTTGTGCATTCATAGCTGGTTTGGCTATTGGAGATGCAAAGGGTGGTAAAAGATGACAGAGAACACAAAAAAAGCTCCTGAACAGAAGTTTGGCGACGAAGTTCAAGAGACTCAAAATAAATTTATCAACTCAAATTATATCACAAAGATCAATGAGTTGGTAGAGCAAGGTTTATCAGTATATTTGTTGCAACCAAAAACAAGTATTCCTTATAAAGGCTCAAAAGGCCATTTAAGTTCTGTTAATGACATTAAGGAACTAAAACGGTTAATTGAAGCACATGGTGATGACTCAAATGTTGGCATTAGTCTTGTTGACACTGATATAGTCACTTTGGATATAGACAGGCATGGCGATAAAAACGGCTTCCAAAGTCTACTGGATTTAGGAATTAAATTTAATCTTGACGAAGAAGCTGTTGAGATCACACCAAATGCTGGTGCGCATGTGTTTTTTAAAGTCCCTGATGGAGTAGATGTCAACAATTTAAACCACGTTTTAGCCACTGGTGTAGAGCTTTTGACAAACCACGTCACAGTTTCACCATCATCAAAAATAGTTGATAAGAAAGTAGCATTTTATAGACACTATGGTTTGAAAATAACTGAAGCTAACACTATGCCAAAGTGGTTGATAGACTTAGCCACTAAGGATGAAAAGCCAAATAAACCAATGCATAGCACAATGTACAGCGTGTCACAGCGTTGGGAAATGGTCTTAAATGGTTTCAGTGAGGGCGAAAGAAACAACCAAGCTGTTTCTGTATCAGGGTACTTGCTAAGAATAAATCTTGACCCGAATACTGCATTTGACGTTGTGAAACTCATAAATAGTCGTTCAGTTGCTCCGCTTCCAGATAGAGAAATATTTACAACATTTAAAAGTGTTTATGAAATAGAAAAAAAACGACGAAAAAGGGGAATAAATGACAGAACAATTTGAAAAACTCGAAGAAGAGCCAGTTTGGTATAGCTATTTTCAAAGAAATAAAGACGATATTATCAAAGGAAACATTGTAAATAATATAATCATTGTTTTGCAATATGATTCTATTTTCAAAAATGCCTTCAAATTCAACGTGTTCACAGAAGAAGAGATTGTTGATAAAGATATAAAAATTTATGGTGCTGTAATTAGTAAGGGTTATTTGAAAGATGTTGATGTTGCGTTCATAAAAAACTATCTTGAACGAAGCTATCATTTTACAACAGATTCCGCCAAAATATATGAGGCAATATCTTATGTGTCCCAATTGGAGGAAAACAAGTTCAACCCCATGATAGATTATTTTAACGAATCTTTAAAAAAGTGGGACAAAATTGAACGGTCTAGTACATTTTTACCTGAATACCTAGGGGCAGAAAAAACAGATATTACAACATTGATAACCGAAATTTTTTTCATAGGAGCAGTGGCAAAGGCATTCAATCCATTTACGAAGTTTGATTTTTCTTTAGATATTGTTGGTGATCAAGGGACAGGGAAAACGACTTTACTCAAAAAGTTGGGCGGTCAATGGTATGTAGATACAATACAGAATTTTAAAGACAAAGATGAATACGCTAAGATGCAACGTGCGTTGATTGTCAATGATGATGAAATGCAAGCTACTAATGACAGTCGATTTGATGTTTTAAAAAAATTTTTATCGACTGAAACGCTTGAATATAGAGCTCCATATGCACATAAAACCGTGAAACACGTAAAGCATTTTGTAATTGCAAGAACGTCAAATCAGGTTGATTATTTGAAAGATAAAACCGGAAACAGGCGGTATCTTCCAATATTATCTAAACGAAAAAATCAGGTTAAACACCCATATAAGGATTTAACACAAGCAGAGGTAGATCAATTTTGGGGAGAAATGGTTGCTAAGTACAAAGAAAATGGTATTAAGTATCCGACACTTGAACAGAGTGAGTCACTCCAACAGCACAGGGAAAATTTTGTTTATGTTGATGAGTTAGAAAATTTGATAAACGAGTTTTTAGAACACACAGATTTGGATTGGATAACTAGTTCTGATATTGCTGAGGCACAACTAAATAATATTGATTTAGTAAGGAACCAAAATATATCTAAACAGATAACCAATATCATGAATAATAAGCTGGAGTGGGACCGAAAAAGATTAAAAAGTGGACGAGGTTGGAAAAGAGTGACAGCAAGTGACACCTAAGTGACACGTAGGTGTCACCGTACAAAATCACTATTATCAATGGTTACGATGCATTAGTGACACCTATGACACCTATTTATAAAAAAAAAACTTAAATATTAGTTATGTATAGTCTCGGTATATATGTCGGTAAGAAAAATAGGTGTCATAGGTGTCACCGCCTTAGCGAAAGCCTTTACTAGCAAGCATTAAGGCGGTGACACCTACGTGTCACTTTGCTGTCATAGGTGTCACTACTTGGGAACATTAGGAGAAAAAATGAAAATTAAAGCACTAGGATATATTACAGATAAAGGGATCAATTTCGTTGGTCAAATATCAGTTGGCTTCAACAAAGTTATTGATATTTCTTTTATTGAATCAGATCACTTTTCAATTGACTATGAACGCAGGCATTTTGATGTTTATAAAATAACACTAAGTGATGGCAAGGTTATTATATTACCTGCCCAAAATTACATGGCAATTTATGAAGATGGAGAATAAACAATGGAACCTATATATCTAACAATGAAAGACGTTCGTTACTTCAATAATTTATTTGGTGAACAAATTTTAAAAGCACAAAATGGAAAAGCTGTTTTCACATCAGAACATGCGAAAGAGAAATTTTTAAATGAAATAAGAAAAGGCACTTATAAGCATGGTCAGGAGGTTGAGTGATAATGATGAGTTTGCTGGTATTGATTATATTCATTGTCCTAGTTATGTATATCATTTGGCAACGGTGGCAGATTAAATGGCTTCGCTATGCATCTGGTTTCTTGAGCCATCACAATAAATTTTTAAATTATTATGTTAAGTTCAATGAAAAAGCGTGGAAACATGCTGATTATAGAGCAGACCTAGCGGAGGGTATTATCAAAATACTTGGTTATGATATAGACAATTTATCGGGTGGTCATTTTCTAAGTCCAGAAGATCAAAATAAATTGTTGGCTAAGTTGGATAAACAGAAAAGTGAACTTGATGAGTCCGAAGAATTATTTGAAATTGAAGAAGCAAAGTATAAAAAGTATGCCAGTGATTGGTCATAAACCCACTCACATCAACGGTTTAGAGTCGTGATACTTTTGTGAGACTATTTGTGAGACTATTTACCCTGTTTTTGGTGGTAATATAGTATCATAAGATATTTCAGTTGATACAGTGAAATGAGGGATTGCAGTAATGCATTCTCTTTTTTATTGCGCTGGGAGGATTACTGTGCGATTACATAGATGTGCCGAGATAGGGTGTAGAGAGCTTATCAAAATAGGATTTTCGTTCTGTGATAAGCATTACAACAAACGCATGAACGCCTATCATTTAGAGCGTGATGCTGAAAAGGAATTAAACTCTAAAACTTTGAGAGGTCGTCACGATAGGATTAAATATGACGAGACGATCAGACCAGAGTTGGGACATGAGTTCTATCATACGAAGCAATGGACTAAGATTAGTCAGTATATTAAGCAACGTGATATGTATGTTGATGCCATTGATGGTCGTGGTTATGATACAGGTGAATTGATTGTTGACCATATTGTGCCTAGACGTTTGCTTGATACTAAAGCAGAACAATATGACATGGATAATCTATGGTTACTTAATCGAGCGCATCACAATCATAAGACAGCGATTGAAAATAAGATTGAAGACAATAAACTAAGACATTTAAGCCGTGAGTGGTGGATAAATGCATTAAAGGATTGATTGAGTTCAGTCCTTTTTATATTACGTACATGGTTGGTCGGGTGGGTACGTGAAGATTTTCATTTCTTTAGTGTTTTGCCGTTCACTATTATTCTGTGGTGGGTGGGAAAAATTTCATCTTTAGTCCCCCGTGACTTTAAACGGGCATTGAACGATTGCGTTGGAGCCTTCCTTGATGAAAAAAACAGTTATTTTTTCGTTTTAAGGCAGGACAAATAAAAAGCGCCCTTGTGAGGCGCTGAATTGGTATGCTTTATAGCTTCAGCATACCACCATATTTGTACTAACGCAATCTTTCAGTACATAAAATAAAAAGTTAGGAGGTAGCGAATGCCTAGAAAAGCTAAAATAACAACTGATGATACAGATCGTTCCTATCAGAGAGAGCGTACCGAAGCGCTAAAGCAAGCCAACGCAGAATTAAACCAGTTACCAAAAACATCACCAAAGCATTTAACTGGTGTAGCTAGTCGATTATGGACTACCTTAGTACCAGCGTTGAATAAATTGGGTTATATCACGGTAGCTGATAAGTCAACGCTAGAAGCCTTTTGTATCAATTACAGCGTTATGCGTGAAGCCTATGAAAATATCAAGGACGTTGGGGCTATCTATGAAAATAGTGGTCGATACTATAAGAACCCAGCCACAGCCGTCTTAAATGACGCCACTGGTAAGGTTAAGTCATTGGGTGGTGAATTAGGATTAAGTCCAAGTTCTCGTGCAACCCTGATTGATTTGGCTAGTGCTGATGATGGCAGTTTGAGTGCTGATGCCATTGCTGATATGTTTGGTGGTACAACATGATTGAACCCTATCAAGATGTTATCAATGAATATGGGATTGATGAACCAATCATCAAATATGCCGTTGGTGTCTTGACTGGTCACATCATTGCAGGCGAGAAAATCAAACTAGCCTGTGAACGCCACTTATCAGATTTACAACGGATAAAAGGTGATCCAGAATTTCACTACGTTTATGATGCAGAACGAACGGATAAAATTATCAAGTTTAGTACATTATTGGTTGATTTAGAGACACGTGAGCCGTTTAAAATCAGTCCTTATGAAGCGTTTATCGTTGGTTTGCTAGAGGGTTGGAAAGAGCCTGAAACAGGCGGTAAGCGCTTTGACAGGGCGATTATAACAATGGCGCGTGCGAATGGTAAAACAGCCGTGATGGCGTTGATAAGCCTGTTTAATTTCTTGTTTGGTCAACCTAAAACGAACAGACAGTTAGCGGTTGCTAGTGCTGATACAGCTCATGCTGATGCCTTGTTTAAATACATGTCTAGTCAATGGGCTAACTTAGCGAGTGGTACATTTTCTAAGATGGCTAAGCAGTGGGGTATCGAGTACAACCAACGTGAGATGCGGATTAAAAGCCAGTCTACTACCATGCGTAAATTAAGCGCATCATCAAGTACGACTAGTGATGGTATTGGTCATTTTAGTTATGCTGTGGTTGATGAGTACCACTTATTCAAAGACCGTTCGTTTATCAACTCAATTACATCAGGGCAAACGTTCCTACCGTATTCACAAACGATATTTATTAGTACCAGTGGGACAGATGTGCGCAGTCCAATGTTTGCAGACTATAAGCGGTATAGCTCATATATGGCGCAAAAGACGTGGTGTGAGATTGATAATATTCTGTTTCTAGCATGGGAGCAAGACAATGATGATGAAGCCTTTGGAGATCCAAGCATTTGGCAGAAGTCTAATCCATTGTTTGAATTGGAGAGTAAACGCAAGTCAGCAATACCAAAAATGACGGCTGAACGAGATGAATTAAACTCACAAGGTCGCTTGCCTGATTTTCTCACTAAGAACATGAACAGATGGCAGAATGCCAAAGAGAATGCGTTTCTACCAGTTGATTTGCTCACACAGGCAATTATTCCAGCGTTCAATATGCAAGGCAGAGATGTCTATATTGGGTTTGATTATAGCCAGACAAATGATGATACAGCGATAGCCTTTTTATTCCCTTACACAGACGATACAGGCAACCAAAAATATCACTTGTACCAGCACTCATTTATTCCATTGGCTAAGTTGGGAACGATTGAAGCAAAAGAACAGCGTGACGGTATCAATTATCGAGACGTTGAAAGTAAGGGCTTTGCGACAATTACTCGTGATAGATTTGGGTTGATTGATGAAGATGAGGTATTTAACTTCATGTTATCGTTCATTGAAAAATATGATCTCAATGTAAAGGCTATCTTGTATGACCAGTGGGGAACAGGGACGTTTATTAGGCGACTAGATGAGGTCAAAAATGAGTATTTGATTATTCCAGTTCGTCAGGGTATCAAGTCATTAAACGAACCCACAAAGTTCTTACAAATAGCGTTTATCAAGTCACAAATAACCATGCTTGATGATGAAGCCATGTTTGGTGCGTTATCTAATGCGGTTATTGTACAAGATAACAATGGTATCAAGATTGATAAGAACACCAACAGTGCAAAGATTGATGTGGCTGATGCGATTGTCAACGCCTTATTTGAGGGTATGTTTTACTTCACGTCATTTACGAATGCGCCTGATGAGACGAACAAAAGCCCATTTGCTGGTATGAACACAGATGAAGTCAATGATTACTTCATGAACGATTTTACATTTTAGAAAGGAGAGCCAATGAAAAAGATGATGACTTATGTACCATTTGCCCTGATTGTATTGGGTATTATATCAATCACAATCAGTGCATTTATGATATTTAAACCGTTGGGCTTCCTGATGGTCGGGATTGGGCTGTTTGTTTTGGCTTATATCTTAGTACCAAAGGGGGCTAATCAATGAGTATTAAAAATCCATTTGAGACAAGGCAGATGATTACACCTAGTAATTACATGCCTTTTATTTTTGCAGACAGTGGGACAAATATTGTCCCTAATGAGCTGATTAGTGCTGATACTGCATTGCGAAATAGCGATATATACAGCGTTGTTAGTTTAATAAGTGCCGACATTGCGGGAGCAATTTATATTGGAACAAATAAGAATGCTTTGAATGTTTTGAATAATCCCAGTCATCTCACAAGTCGATACAACTTTTGGCAGACAGTCATTTTAGAAATTTTGTTATCAGGTAATGCTTTTGTGGTGATTGATGGTAAAGAATTGCGATATATTCCAAATCAGAACGTCATGCTTGATTTAACAAATGATGTCTTGAGTTATCAAATTACACCGTTTGGCGATTATCAAGGTGGCACGTACAAAGCAAAAAGCGTGCTTCACTTTAAAATCATGGCACACGGTGTTAATGGTGGTGAGCTGGTTGGTCATAGTCCACTGGAAAGCCTTGTGAATGAGGTACAACAGCAAGCCCAAGCCGACAGACTTTCAATGGCTACGTTGGCACGTGCTATCAATCCGACTTCACTGATCAAAATACCTGATGCGGTCGTTAGTCCAGAAGCTAAAGAGAACGTCCGTAGAGAGTTTGAAAAAGCTAACACAGGAAGTAATGCCGGACGAACTTTGGTATTAGATCAGAGTGCAGACTTTCAAAGTATCTCAATCAATGCGGATATAGCCAAATATTTAAATAGTGCAACATATCAAAGGCAACAAATTAGCAAAGCATTTGGCGTACCAGATAGCTATTTGAATGGTCAGGGAGATCAACAAAGTTCTTTGAAGATGATTCAAAACATGTATTTAAACAGTTTGAATCGCTATATTGAACCGCTCATTAGTGAAATTCAACTAAAATTTAGTGATGATATTTCTTTAGATTTAAATAGCATTTTGGATTATTCAAACGCCACTTTGAAGCAAGATCTATTGAATTTTGTGGATAAGGGCATACTAGACGGCTCTCAGGCGCAAAAAATTTTAATTGACAAGGGGGTTATCAATTTATGAACGATAGAGAGACACGAACCTTTGATATTAAAGGGTTAGAAGTACGTGATACCGCTAGTGATGACTTTGTGGGTCAGATAGGTGGGTATGCCGTTGTCTTTGATGAACCAAGTCAAAATCTAGGTGGATTTATTGAACGTGTTGACCCCAACGCTTTTGATGATGTTGATTTTAGTGACGTAGTAGCGTTATACGATCATAATTTTGCGAATGTATTAGGCAGAACGTCAGCAAATACCTTAAAACTTGATATTGATAAAAAAGGCTTGCATTTCATTTTAGATATTCCTAATACAACGTTAGGTAATGACGTGTACACCAACATCAGAGCAGGTAATTTAAAGGGCATGAGCTTTGGTTTCACGGTTGATTCAGATGAATGGGGTAAAGAGACAGACGACACACCAAAACGAACTATCAACAGTGTAGGGGCGTTATATGAGGTGTCAGTAGTTACTATGCCCGCTTATCAGGAAACAACCGTAGCAGTAACCAGAGCGCTCAAAAATGATGCCTACAAGCAAAAGATGTTGGCAGTGTTGAAGTTATATGAATAAGGAGGAAATGATGAAAATTTCAGAAATAGAAACAGAGCTAGATGCTTTAAAAAAGCAAAAGGCAAACAAGATTGTAGAAGTTCGTGCATTAGCAGATTCTGATGATTCAGATGTAGCAGATGTGCAAAAGGGTGTAGCCAGTGTTGATGATTTGCAGAAACAAATTGATGACTTGCAAGCCCAATTAGATGCCGTTAAAAAGGCACAAGGTTTGTCAGATGATTCAACTGATGACAACACACGAGATGATGATCCAGATTTACAAGAAGAACGCAGTTTGAAAGGACGAGAAAACATGGAAATTAAATTGAACCAAGAACAAGAGACCACAGAAGTACGAGACTTCATGCACTACCTAAAGACTGGTGAAAAGCGAGCAAATGCTATCACTACCACAGAAGCAGGCGTTGTAATTCCAAAAGAGATTTTGGATATTCAAAAAGTGCCGACTGATGTTCGTAATTTGTCAGCCGTTATCAACCGTGTATCAGTCACATCAGGAATGGGATCACTTCCAATTCTACAAAAGAACACAGCACGATTGACAACAGCCGAAGAACGAGCTGCAAACCCTGAAATTGCAAAGGCAGTTTTGAAGAGTGTTGATTATAAGGCGCTTACTTATCGTGGTGCGTTGCCATTGTCTATGGAAATGGTGCAGGACGCTCCCAACCTCAAGACATTGCTTAATACCTACGTTCAAGAGGCTAAAGAATTAACAGAGCAGTATCAAATTGGAAAGATTTTGCAAACAGCCACAGCCGTGTCAGCAAAAACAACAGATGACTTGAAGACAGCATATAACAAGGGTTTGGCAAACTATCAACGCCAATGGATTGTGACTGAAAGTTTCTACAATGCCGTTGATTTGTTGAAAGACACTAACGGTCGCTACTTATTGCAAGACTCAATCGCTAGTGCATCAGGCAAGTCATTGTTTGGCTCAAACGTTTTGATTGTTGCTGATGATGTATTGGGTATCGCAAATGATGCCAAAGCCTTTGTGGGAGACCCTAAAGCGTTTGTATTGGAAGCTATGCGTTCTGATGTTGCGGTTGAATGGGATCACAACGAAAACTTTGAGCGTATTCTTGCAGTAGCTTTGCGTGCGGACTTTAAGGCAGCCGACACTAATGCCGGTAAGTTTATTACATTTACTAGTGCAGGTAAGTAACATCATGTACCCAGAAGTGGGTACGTACATATTAAATTAACCACAGGAGGTGGCACATGGCGATAATTACACCACAAGAGCTACAAGATGAATTAAATATTGATGATGATGAAAACGAACTCAAAACACTTACGAGCTTGATTGACGGTGCTACTGCAATGATTAAGGCATCTATTCAAATGAAAATCACTGATGATGATATTTTGGCAGTTGATGCAGAGTTATATAATCGTTTGATTAAAACATTGGCTACTTCAATGTATTATGACCGTGAGTTGAGTAAGGGCTATTCAACTGGTGTTCGTATCATGTTGACTAACCTTAGAAGTGAGATTGTGGGAGGAGAATAAGAATGTTGAATGTGAAGCCTAGTAATTTTAACCACATTGTTTATTTTGGCGAAGTTGGGTCTCAAATGGGTGAAGACGGTATTGAAAGAGATACATTTATACCAAAATTTTCAGCTAAGTTTTCTCCAAAAAGCAGAAGTATGACACAGCAATACAGCATATTTGGTACTGAATTACAAGATACTATTTTAATAGTAATTAGGCATAATAAGTCTGTTAAACGTGGATTAGTTGTTAAGATGCCAAACGGTAGAGCCTATGACATTGTTGATATTAGTTCAGATGAGCAAAATATTTATATTGCTTATGACATTATCACTTTGAAATTAAATGACAAAATTGAGATTGGAGATTAAAATAATATGGAAAAAGCAGAACAATATCCAAAGTGGTTGAACCGTAGTAAAGCACATCAATATATCAGTGCATCTGATAATACGTTCATGAAGTATTACGTTAATAATGGAAAAGTCACAGCATACCCAACTGAACATGGTATCAGATATGATCGTGATGAAATTGATGAAGCTGTGAAACATTACTACGATTAAAAACGTGCAACCAGTCGAATAGTGTGAAATAATAAAAGCGTGTGTACTTTATGTATCATGCTTTTTTTGTTTGACCTTTTGTACATAGCTCACTCGCTATTAAGTAATGAGGTAAATAATGAAGATACAACAAATAGACACACCAAAAGGCAAAGTTTGGGAGGTGAACGGTTATCTAAATTATAATGATGAAAAAGTAAGAGTGAAAAAACGTGGCTTTGAAAATAAAAAAAGTGCGCAACAATGGTTTAATACTGAACTTGTTAAGTTTGCAAATGGTGAAAGTCGATACAATAAAAAAACAACTCCCAGCGTGATGACCGTTAAAGAGTTGTACAGAATGTGGTTAGATACTTACCAGCATACCGTTGAAGAAAGTACCCTTAATCGAACAATGATTGTCTTTAAAACGCACATCATATCCGAATGGGGTGATACATTGGTTACTGATATAACACCTATTAAGTTACAACGCTATATTAACACATTACAAGGGAAATTGCTTAGGTATCGCAAGGTTGCTGGTTATTTTAGGCGGTTGCTTAATATAGCAGTTCGTATGGATATGATACCAGTTGACCCATTTACCAAGATTGAGATGCCAAAGGAACGCAGGCAAGTGAACAAACCCAAGCAGTTCATGGACGTTGATGAATTTAAAGCCTTTGTAGACGTTTTAGATAATCAGTACAAGTATATGAACCAACAGGCTTATACCTTGCTTAGATTGGCTGTATTCACTGGTATGCGAACAGAAGAAATACTTGCTTTACAGTGGAAACATGTAGATTTTTATGGTGGTTATATTAACATCGTGCAAGCTCTAGGGCGTGGTCTAGCAGGCAGTACCTACATTAAAGAACCAAAGAGCCAAACGAGCAGACGTACACTTAAAATCGAAAATAAGATGATGGTTGTGCTTGCTGATTGGTTTGAAGCCACAGGATATAATAAAAGTGATGATTACGTTTTTCAAAATGAGGGACATACGTTACAGACAATTAGACCTAATAAGTGGTTACGAAGTGTCAGCGATAAATATGGCGTAGCAGTTGGCTTATCCATGCACAAGTTACGCCATACATGGGCGACATTAGCAATAGATCAGGGTGCAAATATTAAACAAGTTCAAACATATTTAGGACATGCAGACGTTTCTATGACGTTAAATATATATAGTGACGTGACCAAAAGGGCAAGTGATGCGACTGGTGACATTTTAAATGGTTTGATTGATTAGGTACACAAAATGGTACAAAACGCTGTATACGTTGATATAACTAAGTGAAATGTAGTCCCGCTAGCTCCTTTCGAACGTGTGTTCGCATGTAACTATATGTACAAAAACGTTGTTAAATCAACGTTTTTTTATTTCACTAAACGTAAAATAACGTGAGAGAACAGCTCTCGTGGAGCCAAATTGGAGCCACACTCAACTTTTCTTAACCTAATCCCATATACCCTTGACCTTATCAGCTTCAGCGTTTGCAACCTCATCTAAAAACGCATGATAGTGCTTATGAATGATTTCAATTGTATGCCCAGATATTCTAGCAATATAATCCAATGAAATACCTTTTTGAATCAGAATAGTATCGTGGGTAGCTCTCAAAGTTTTAGGTGTTATGCTCAAACCGTCATGAGTTTTTAAAGGAATATCAAGTTGAGACAGAACATTGCGCAGGACTTTACCAGTATTAGCACCAGAAGATAATAGTCTATCACCACGAGAGGTTGGCGGACAATCATTTCTAAACATTAAATTATGCTCGTTGCTTATATTATAAGTAGCGAGCCTTTTTTGTTTGTCTTCACTAAATGAAATGATTAACTCCTCTAATTGTGGAGAGACAGGCACGTTTCGTTCGGAACGAGTTTTAGTGTAAGGCTTGATAGCATTGTCTTGTTCCACATACGTATTGTGAACATGTAGTAAGTGCCTTGTTACGTTTAAATCATCAAACTGCAATGCTTTAGCTTCACTAGGTCTTAGCCCACACTCTAGCATGATCAGTAGTGTTAAATATTCCTGATGAATCAAATTAGTGTGTTCATAGAAATAGTTTCGTAACTTACTTGCATCTTCCATGCTTAAACTAGCGACCGGTTTAAATAGCCCTTTATCCACGCCTGTGGTCTTTATACGGTTTTCTGAAGGCATAGGTGTCTTTCTGATTAAGCCGTCATATTCAGCGTCAGAGAACGCCTTAGAAAGAAATGAGCGATACTTATTGACGGTACTAGTAGCATAGCGTTTTCCCAATGAATTAAAATAGAGTTGAATAGCCGTTTTGTTACCATCGAAAAACTTTAGTGGTTTTCCGGGTAAGTCAATACGCAATCGTTTGATCAGTGTATTGTAGTTATTCTTACTATTTGTTTCAAGATATGGTTCAACGTTTGATAGATACCATTGTTCAAAATATCGCCACAATGCCATAGATCCGTTGGCGGCTATATAGCCACTTGCGAACGCAATTCTGTCTTCGCTTTCTATCTCCTTTGCCTCTTGATAGGAATCAACATATTTTCTAGGTGAAAAATGGCGTTTTCCCAATTGGTCACGAGTTGATGTTCTTACAACATATTTTCCGGCAAATCTGCCAGTAGTAACTTTTTTTATCATACTGATATTATCCTTTCTTTTTACGAAGGTATAATAGGCGTACAGATATGATAATAGGGCAGTTTAGAGTCATGACTTTGTGGACTTGCAAAGGATTATTGAGCTTTAAATAGCAAAAAGGTCAAGTAATCAGTTAAATTACTTGACCTTTTTTTATGTAGTAACCCCATCGATACCATCTCCGGAGCCAGTAGATTTATATACTGTTTCAATACATAAATTTTATCATCAATTTAACTGAAAGTCAATCAACTTAACGAGAATTTTTTTGAATTCCTGAATTGAATCTGTTTTTAAGTAATAGTCTTCATGTTTATCAAATCGTTTTACAAGAGCTTCGCCATCTCTTACCATATGCTGTCGGGACTCCCTGCTTGTCATCCGTTTATTTAAGTAAAACAGAGCAACTAAATCGTTTATTTTGACGTTGCGTAACAGGTCTTTTTCAATTCCCATTTCTGCTGCGGAACTAACAACCGAAGCAGATGAGCGCTGCCTTCTTCCAGTCTTTTGGTTAACGGGAAACAATCCAGCTTCATTATTCAGGTTCATTAAAATGGGGTTTGAGTGTGATACTGCATTTCGTATTCTTTTGGCACTTTTCATCTGTAATTGAAGTGTGTGAAACGAGCTTTCGCGTGTGGAGTATTTATCATCATAAAATCTTGCAAATTGCGAAAGAGCACCAAAAGTCATTGATTCGATCAAGACCCAAATTGCAAAATCTGGTTTATGTTTTTCATAAAGCCCTCGTGAATATAAATTTTCTTCCAAATATTTAACTGTTTGTTCGTATGCTGATGTTGTTCGTTCATCGTAATTTTTGAACTCCTCAACAATTTCATAACCATCAATAACATCATTTGCTGCGATCATATTGAGTAGTTTTACTTTGAAACCATGTTCAACATTCAAAGTTATTGGACTAAGAAACCTTCTTAACCAAGCGTCAATAGCAGCTAAATCAATTAAGTAAGCAAAATCTAAATTTGTATACAGACCGTTTATCTCTTCGAAATTGCGACGATATGAGTTAACTTTAAAATAATAATTTTTCTTTTCCAAAAAAGCTATTGCATCTTTACTACTTCAAATTTCAAAGCGAATATTTTTACTTTCCATCTTTTCTATCATTTTTTTGCTAGTTAATTTTGGTTTTTCTTCTTTAGTCATAGGTTATCTTCTTTTATATTTTATGTACGCCCGATAGGGCATGGGTGTTAATCTAGTGATTGTATTTCATCAACTTCCACATTGTGTTGTTCAAAGTACATAACGATAATCTCCTAAAGCGGTTTAATATGGTTGCCTAGCACATACTAATTAATCTTCTAAATCAAGTACTCCCATACTATCTTCGAGATTATCCAGCATTTCATGTTCTTCCATAAACCTAATCCAATCTGTGGAAGGGTGTTTCTTCAGTGTTTTTTCTGCATTCAATTTATCATGTAAGTTAACGACGATATTTTCCCACATTGTTTCGGCTTTGCTTGCTACCTTATCTTCACTAAAGCGTTTTTCCATCTTACGGCTGGTGTTTTTATTGTTTTGATAGACGAGCGCTTTTTCAATAAAAATGTCGTATGCTTTACTATTTGTTTTGATATATTCATTCAAATCTTCTGTGTTCATATTTTCTCCTATTCTAAATAAGCCAGTTCTCTAAATGTTCTGTCGACATCTTTTTCCAACCAAGAGGGTACGTGATAATATTCCATAAAACCATTAACGTTTGTTGGCATTTCAATAGACATTAACATCTTTATAGCGTTTTTATGTGCAAGCAATTCTTCACCGCGTTTACCGTATTCGCTGAATTGATAGACCGCTTGCGCTTCGTGATCTCCATACAATATATGACTCAATTCGTGAGAAAGTCGATAACAATAATCAACCCCAATATCAAAATTAGCATTCATTATAATTGCACGGCTTTTTACTAGTGCTGTATCGGGTACGTGAGATAGTAAATTATCAGCTAGTATAATAATTACGTTGTTTTTTCGAGCTATTGATTCAACGCTTTGAACTATTTCGGGATATAGTTGCTCACTGTAATTGTAAAATTCTGTCATTTATTCTCCTTCTCACGTAAGGAAATAATATAACGTGCATAATCACGCAACTTCTCTTTTTCAGACTCTTCTATTTCCATACCATCGAAAGCAAGAATAGTTTCGTCATCTAAAATATCAGCGACCTTTTTATCAGATGACGTTGGATTCATCTCATCAGTACGTCCTAATAGGTAGTCGGTTGAGACATTTAAAACATCCGCAACCTTTTTTAGGTTATCTGCTTTTGGCGTAGATTTTTTCCAATCATATATAGAATTTTCAGCTAATCCTGCCCTAATTGCTAGATTTTTTAATGAATATCCTCGTTGTTTTGATAATTTAGTTGTGCGCTCATATAGTGTCATTATAGGTTTTTCCTTTTTTAAAAGCACAAAAATTATGGAACTTCCCGTTTCGGCGTTGACAATTACAAAACTTCCAGTTATACTAATTCTTGTAAGTTGGTTACTAAGTTTTAAGCAAAACAAAAACACCTACAAATTTATCTATCTTGGCGGAGCGATAAGGTTAGTAGTCCTTTGATTATGCTTGTTTATACTGCCATTATATTATGAAACTTCCATAATGTAAAGCTAACCTTACAACTAATTATATGAAACTTACTAAGTTTTATAGGAAAGGAGATACACATATGACAGAAGAAATGATCGTAGACGCAGCACGTAGTTTTAAAAAGCGTGTTAAAGATGGTCTGTTTGACCGAGATATGACACAACGAGATTTAGCGAATGCGATTGGTGTTTCAGAAGCAGTATTGAGTTTAGCGATTAACACCTACGCAGTAAACAAACAGTCTCGTGAGGTTCGTGCAAAGGTTAGACAGTTGTTAGATATTCAGGACATTTAGAAAGGAAGGGAGAATAAACATGGAAGAGTTAATTAAATTAATAGTTGGCTTGATAAAGGGTCAATTCGAGTTGAAAGAATATACTCGCTTAAATGAAGAAGTCGATGATGATACAGTCGAAGTTAGCTTTAGATTCGACGTCATACAAAAATTCCCACTCAGAAAGTGAGAATATGCATTAAAACCTTGGCAAACTTATGTTCGTTTAAACGAACGTTTGTAAGTAAATTATAACAGAAAACAGAACTACTAAAGAGGACTAAACATGACCTTGCAATCAGAAAAAATAACTAAAGTATTACACGAAAAAAATCTTACGTGGGGCTGGTTGATGGAACATTCAGATGTTTCCAGATCAACCTTGTCTCAAATCAAAAACGGTAAGAACAACGCAACGTTTTCCACAATGGAAAAAGTAGCTGACGCACTAGATGTCAGCTTAGATGAATTTAGAACAAAGGAGGAAAAACATGAATCAAGTACAAGTATTTAATTTTGAAACAAGTAGAGTGAGAACCCTTAATTTAGAAGATGTGATTTGGTTTGTGGGTAAAGATGTCGCTGAAACTTTGGGTTACGCAAATGCCAGTAAAGCAGTTAGAGACCACGTTGATGACGACGATAAAATAGTGGGGGTCCAAAACGTTACCCCATCAATTTCTGATTCGTTAGGTCGTTCTCAAACGCCAACACTTATCAACGAATCAGGTCTCTACTCACTAATCCTATCAAGCAAACAGCCTAACGCTAAAAAGTTCAAACGTTGGGTGACATCGGAGGTGCTACCAACAATTAGACAAACAGGTGGTTATCAATTAGCGCCTAAAGATCCCATGCAGGTTTTTGAACTCATGTTTCAATCATTAAAAATACAAGATTATCGACAAGAGCGTTTGGAACGAAAAATCAATTCAATTCAATACGCACAAACAATTAGTGGCGATCAAGAATTAGTATTACGACAAATTAGAAATGACAAAGCAGTTCAAATTCTTGGATATAAGGGTAATGCACGTTATCAAGCATTATCGAGAATGGTATTTGCTCGTATTTCAAAAGAGTTTAAAAGTAAATTTAGCATTCCACGATATAATGCGTTGCTCGCAAAAGATTTTGAGAAAGCAAAACGCTACCTTATGAAATGGGAACCAGATGACGCATTCGCATACCGAATCGCTTATCGGAAAGGAGTAAACCAGTGAAACAACCAAATGTAGAAATTATCACGCAGTTAGCAATTCACAACATCAAGCAAAAGGAGTTAGCTAAAAGGATCGGCGAGCGTGAAGATGAAACAAGCCGTGCAATCAATGGCGAAGAAGCACAACGCTTCGAACGAATCAGAAACAAAATCTTTGATTACTTCCAGATTAATTAATTTGAAAGGCGTACAGATATGGATAACAAAATAATTGATTTACATTCTGAATCTGTTTTGGAAAAACTTTCAACTTACTTTGAGAGTGGACCAGAACACGAGATTATTACAGGTCAGCAAGATTTAGCTGAATTTCTGACAGGTAAGAGACGTGCTGACATCAGTAAGTTTCTTGCGCTGGACGACTTCCCACAGATTAGAGATAACGTGGGCAATGTGATTGGTTGGAGTTGGCGTGAAATTAGGAAATGGGAATTTTCAAGAAACCGTTAGGAGGTATGTATGTGGTTTTTACAAACAATAGCTAGTGTCATTATCGGAGGAATGATTTTCATTACAGGTATGACCGTTGGTTACACTAAGCATGAACATGAAACGAGGAAACGCCTATGAAAGACGCATTAACTATGCTGGGCGGTGACATTCAACATGATCCAGATGGTTATCGAGTGGAGTTATATGATATTGGCGGTCGTGGCTATCACAAAGAGCGATTTAGCACAGAGCAAGCAGCGTTCGATGCAGTAAATGAGAATGCTGATGAATTGCTAGAAATTGCAAAGTATATTGTCACACAGCAATATGAGCAGGTATTTAATGATGAATAACACAGTGGGTAAGATTGTACGCATTCGTGGTGATTTAAAAAATATTGTTGATGAGATTCCGGCTAAAAATAAAACAGCTAAATATTACGGTAAAAATGCTTTGAGTTTGATTGACATAATGATTAGGAGGTTGTCTGATGAATAGATTGCGTGAACTTCGTAAAGAGCGCAACGTGACGCAACAAGAATTAGCAGATGAAATGTTGGTAACGCAACGAACATTGGCTAGGTACGAATCAGGAGAACGTGAACCACGATTGCCAATGGTATTCGATTTAGCTGATTATTTCAATGTCTCAATTGATTATCTGGTCGGAAGGAGTGACGTTAGATGAATAGACTCGCAGAATTAAGAAAAAAGCGTGGCGTTTCTTTAGGCAAAATGACTAACGAACTAACAAGACGTGGTTTTAAAATCACAAATTCCACCCTATCTAATTACGAAAATGAAAAACGTGAACCAAAACTCGAAACATGGGAACTACTAGCCGATTATTTCAACGTAACACCGCAATATCTAGTGGGGTGGGCTGATGAATGAATCATTAGAACGCGCCCGATATGATTTCATCAAAGCTCGTGATGATTTGAAATATTATCGCAGATTTGTTTATCCACACGATAAGCAGAAATTAAAAAATCTAACTGACTGGCGTAACACTACCAGAGTTAGATTGTATAGACTACAACAGGAGATGAGTTGATGAAATTTACGGAAGAGCAGTATCAGAAGATTGTTGAAATTCAAGAAGAGCATTTTCAAACAACAATTATTTCAGAAGGAAGGCTTATAAATGATGGTGGATTTTGGAATGTTGTTTCGGAAAAAATGCCACTACTTTCAGAATACGTTTCTAGCAACGATTTACATTTTGAATTAGCAGCTATCGCTAACCCACTAACTCGTGAATGGGCGCATGACAGGTTTGTTGAAGAAGAGAAGAAATACTACTGGAAACTCAAAGACAATGAGGAATTCAGTTTAGCTTATGTTGGTGTATCAATAAATATTAATTTGCGTAATAAAAGCAAATTAACAGAGTCAGAAATCAAAGCATGGGGTTACAACCCAGAAATGTTCGACAGTGAGAAAGTACAATGACTGAAACATACGAAGTAACACAAGAACAATATGACAAAATTATGGCGCTATCTGATAGTGAATATCCACTACTAACGCTTGCTAATCGTCACGATAAATATTCAGATTTCCTTGAATCAATCACGACAGAAGAAGAATTAGCATTAGCTCGCTATATGGGTGGGGATGAACGAGTT